ATTTTTATACTATTTTGAGCGTAAAATAAAAGATTTTACCCGAACGTTGTTCGGTTTTACCTGTTTGAACAGGTTATCTTATATGTATATATAATCTTACGGAGTCGCTCCGTTTAAGACTCCGCTCCTCCTATATATAATATAATATATAAATAATGCCAGAATTATGCCGTTTAACCCAACCGTTAAATGGGCGCTATAGGAGTGAATTATGGGACGTAAACCAGGGGTACAATCAGTACCTAAGGACGAGGCTATGGCCAAGGTCCTAGTGCTTTTAGAACAAGGGTCTACCATCACTGCTGCTATGGCAGCCGTCGGTCGTAACGACACCACCTTCCGTCAATGGTCTATGGTGGACGAAGCCTTTAAGGAAAAAGCGGACAAAGCACGCTTAGCGGGCAAAGGTGTCAAAGCCGACATGTCCGACCTAAAGAACATCTCCTATGAGGACTTTTCAATCCAGTTCCTGGATACCCAACTTTTTGACCATCAACTTAACTGGCTAGACCTCATTGAAGGCCGTGAGCCAAGATGGCAACCCGCAGGCATGACTTACGAACCTGGCGACCCAAAGCGTGTACTTATTAACGTTCCGCCAGAACACGCCAAGTCAACTACGATTACGACGAACTACGTTCTTCACCAAATCGTGACTAAGCCTAACACCCGCGTTATCGTGGTCTCCAAGACCCAGGGTATGGCCCGCAAGTTTCTCGGTGCGATTAAGACACGTCTTAGCCACCCAGCGTACATGAAGTTACAGACAGCATTTGGCCCTAATGGGGGCTACAAGGCAGATTCAACTCAATGGTCTGCCGACATGATTTATCTAGGTACAGGTCGAGACTCTGGAGAAAAAGACCCGACTGTCCAGGCCCTAGGCTTTGGTTCACAGATTTACGGTGCTCGTGCCGACCTGATTATCCTAGATGACGTGGTGATGGGTTCCAACGCCCATGAGTGGGAGAAGCAAATTGAATGGCTTCAAAAGGAAGTAATCACACGTCTGGGGCGACACGGTAAACTCGTTATCGTAGGGACACGCGTCTCCCCAATAGATTTATATAAGATGATTCGCTCAGGCGACCAATGGACTGGTGGCAAGTCACCGTTCACATATTGCGCTATGCCAGCCGTACTGCAGTTTGATGAGAACCCTGAGAACTGGGTTACACTCTGGCCTAAGACGAACATACAAGAAAACGATATAGACGAGGTACTGGAAGATGGACTTTATCCCAAGTGGGACGGACCTTCTCTCTTTAAGCGTCGCTCTGAGGTCGCGCCCTCTGTCTGGGCTATGGTCTACCAGCAAGAGGACGTCCAGTCAGACAGCATCTTCTCACCAACCTGCGTCGCAGGAAGTGTCAACGGAATGCGCAAGCGCGGACCGCTTAAAGCAGGAGTCCCTGGACACCCACGCTCTGTAGAAGGCACATATACAGTTATTGGATTTGACCCTGCAGTAGCAGGTCGGTCTGCTTTCGTGGCGGTTACTTACAACCGAGCCGATGGCAAAGTATATGTTTTAGATTGCGTCAATATGGCAGACCCTTCCCCACAGAAGGAGCGAGCACTTATTGAAGAGTGGGTTGAGAAGTACAAACCCCAAGAGTTTCGAGTTGAGATTAACGCCCACCAAAAGGCATACTCAATGGATACCGACCTTAGAGATTTCCTTACCATGTATGGGTGCAGGCTAGAGCCACACTTCACAGGTAAGAACAAATGGGACGTAGGATTCGGTGTGGCTTCTATGTCACCAATGTTTGGCAGCGCCAAAGATGGCCGCTTCCAAGATAACAACATGGTGGAGATTCCAAGCAACGAAGGTTCAGAAGGACTCAAGTCCTTGGTGCAGCAGTTAATTACCTGGAAGCCTGACACCAAGAACCCAACAGACTGCGTTATGGCACTTTGGTTTGCAATCATTCGCGTCCGCGAACTAATGCAAGTATCAAGCCGTATCGGGCAGTTCCAAACCAATCGATGGGCAACCCGCGCACAGCGGTCCCAGCGAATGTCACTTAATTTAGATGAAGCCTTTGCCGAACAATGGGCAGAGAACTACGGATAGGAAACCAATGGCATTATCAATGGACCAGGTTGCGGCAAGAGTTGACGCTCTTCGCATGCGCAACCAAGAGCGAGATGCTCGTAACCTTGACGTCCTTGCCGTCCGTAAAGGTAAGATTTCACAGGTATATCCTGACTTCTTTCCAGATGGCGTTGATGCCAACGTAGTTGCTAACTTCATTGATATTGTTGCTCGTGACCTTTCTGAGGTCATGGCTCCTCTTCCTGCTGTCAACTGTTCTGCAGTTAGCCAGACAAATGACAAGGCACGTCTCTTCGCTGACAAGCGTACACGTATTGCCGCTAATTACTTTTCACATTCAGACCTAGCAGTACAGATGTACTCTGGTGCTGACTGGTACATCACATATGGTTTCGTCCCATTCGTAATTGAACTGGACGACGAAAGCAAGTTGCCGCGTATACGCATAGAGAACCCAGTGGGTGCTTACCCAGAGTTTGACCGCTATGGACGCTGCGTTGCATTTGCTAAGCGCTACGCTATGACGCTAGGCGAACTCGTATCTCAATTCCCTGATTACGAATCCCAACTTCTTGGCCGTCAAGGCTTTGACCAGGATTTGACTCATCAGTTAGAGATGATTCGTTACTACGACGCAGACCAGTCAATCATTTACTTACCAGAGCGAAAGAACCTGATACTCTCACGAGCATCTAATCCGCTTGGCAAGATGATGATTGTGGTAGCACGCAAGCCCTCCATCGATGGCGAACTACGTGGTCAGTTTGACGACGTACTTGGAATTCAATTGCTTCGCAACCGCTTTGCTCTTCTTGCTATGGAAGCAGCAGAAAAGTCGGTTCAAGCACCTATCGTACTTCCTCAGGATGTACAAGAACTACAACTTGGTGGCGATGCAGTTATTCGCACATCAAACCCAGCGGGCGTTCGCCGCGTAGAACTGACGTTGCCTCAAGGCGCATTTACAGAGCAGACTCTGCTCAATCAAGAACTACGTGTCGGCTCTCGCTATCCTGAGGGTCGTACTGGAAACATCGACGCATCTGTTGTTACAGGTCAAGGCGTCCAAGCACTCATGGGTGCATTTGATACACAGGTAAAGTCAGCGCAGGCAATCTTTGCAGCGGCTCTACGTGATGTAATCAGCCTCTGCTTTGAAGTAGATGAAATGATTTACCCAGCGGAAAAGACTATTCGTGGCGTGGACTCAGGTTCACCATACGAAATCAAGTACAAGCCAACCAAGGATATCAAGAGTGACTACTCTGCAGATGTACGCTACGGTATGCTTGCTGGTCTTAACCCTGCACAGGGTCTTATCTTTATGCTACAAGCACTTGGTGGCGGTCTTATCTCTAAGGATATGGCTATGCGTGAACTTCCATTCACGGTTAACGTTACACAAGAACTTGAAAAAATTGAAATTGAACAGTTGCGTTCAGGTCTATTACAGGCACTTGCAGCAACAGCACAAGCAATTCCACAGATGGCGATGCAGGGACAAGACCCATCAGGCATAATCAGTAATATTGCTGCGGTCATCCAAGCACGTCAAAGCGGAACTCAACTTGAGGACGCTATTGCTAAGACATTTGCACCGCAGCAGCAAGTTCCTCCTGCTGGCGGTTCTGCTGTTCCTGTTGAACAGCCGTCCCCTGTTCCAGGCGCGTCCCCAGCAGGAGGCGCTCCTTCTCCACAAGAAGGCCCACCACCTGATGTTATGAGTATTATCTCTGGACTTACAGGCACTGGTGCAGGACAATCAAGAGTCAGCAGAGTTACACGTAGATAATTAAGGTTAGGGACAATGACAACACTAGTAGCGATACAAGGTGATGGTTGGTCTGTATTAGGATGCGACTCTCGCTCTAGTGATGAGAGTGGTCGTCCTATGGACATGGCTACTCACAAGATTATTGAAAACAACGGAATCCTAATTGCAGGTTCTGGCGCAGGTCGTGGTTCCAATATTATGCAATTTGGTTGGAAAGCACCACGTCCAACAGCAGGAGTTAACCTAGACACTTGGGTTACACAGACTTTTATACCAGCGATGCGTAAAGCATTTATAGACGCTGGGTACGACATGAAGGAAGATGGGGACGCAGCAGCACATGATTCGTCGTTTCTTATCTCAGTTAAAGGCGTTATCTATCCTATCTTTGAAGACTATTCTTGGGATAGGGATACTCGCGGGGTTTATTACTCTGGTTCTGGAGCAGACGTCGCTCTTGGGGCGCTTGAAGCGCAGGGTATTCAAAGATTAACTAAACCAGAATCGGTCGAAAAAGCAGTACGTAAAGCAATTGGTATTGCTGCACAATGGGACATTTACACAGCAGAACCTATTATAACTAAAATTCAGTATTCTAAGTAGGAGGTCAAGATGGCAGAACGCGCTGAAAGCAATTTTCAAGTATCAGCAGTAGGCGGTGCTGGCTCATCAGGACAGGCAAAGCAATACATTCCTGGAATGACATCACTTGGTTCCTCTGGAACTGAAACAATGGCCCAACAGGGCGGTGCTTCCATGTATAAAGAACCTACACCGACAGAGCCAACTCTTCCTGCGGTTACAGAAATTGGAGCGCCAAGTGCGCTTCCAGGACAAGCCGTAACAGACGGAGCACCAATGGGCGCTGGCGCAAATAGCATTCCTAATCTTCCTCAGCAAGGTCCAGTAGACCCTGATATCGAGATGGCACGCTCGTATTTTCCAATTCTTGAGTTCTGGGCGTCACAACCTGGTTCTTCACAGGGAACTAAAGACTATGTAACCTATATGGGGACTATCCTTTAATGAGCCTATGGGAATACTTTGGTAACATACAAGATAGATTTAAGCAGAAACCAGGAACAACGTCTCAGCCGTACAACACTGATGGCCGACTAAACTTTGGTATCACATTAGACACTGCATCTAGCCTGCCACAAAACCCGACTTCATATAACGACCGTATTGAATCTGCTCGTCTTGCACTTACTGGCGGCGCTGGAATGGTTATAGGTAAGCCTTCTGGTATTGCAGCAGGCGCTGCTATCGGTTCAGTCATTCCTGGCGTAGGTACTGCTATTGGTGCTGGTCTTGGTACTGCAGCATTTGGTATCGCAGAACTTGATAAAGTAACCGAAGGTAAAGTTTCCAACGCATTGATGGCTGGAACAAAGGGCGTGCGCTCTAACTATGCATTTACACGCGACATCGCTAAGCATGATGCTGGAATGGGTATCCTCTCTGGTTTGCTTATGATTGGTGCTGGTGTTGCTGGAGCCGCCGCAGTTATTGCAAGTGGTGGCGCTGCAACTCCCGCAGTAGCCGCTGGACTTATTACTATGTACGGCGCTGGAAAAGCACAACGCGAAGCCGCTAAGGCTGGACTGTTTGACGCCATTTCTAAAGATATCGAGAAGTCTGCTAGACTTTCCGCTACAGCCGCTGGTCAAGAACGCTATAATATTGGACGTGACGTAGTTCATACAGCATCCAAGATTACAACCTGGGAAACTCTTGGAGATACATCTAAGGGTATCGGTGCGATTACCTCTGGTCTAATTAACATTGGATTTGAAGCGGCAACAGCGCCTGATATTAAGGCTGTACAACTTGGTGGACGCGCAGCACGCAGCGCTTTTGTAGGCGGAATTGCTGACCCATCTAGTGGTTTTGTTGCATCTAAGTTTGCTAAAAGTGATTTAGGTTCTAAGTATCTTGCCAAGCGACTTGCGGATGACGTTGACCTACTCACTCGTACTGGTGCTGGAGAAAAAACAGCATACACACCAGTGTTTGAATTTTATCGTAACAATGATGTTGCCACAATTATGGAACGCGGCAATTTCAAGAATAACGAATACGGACAAATCGGCGCTAATTTAGTTGCTGGTAAATCAGACGAGGCTATTAGTCTTGTTCTTCGCGTGGGACGTGGAGATAAAGGCGCAATTGCTGAACTTGAAGCAAAGCACCCTGCAACATTTGCTGAGATGTTACGCTACGAAGGAATCCTAGATACTGTTGCGCAGACAGGAACAGGACGTATCTCATACGGCTTTACCCGCGCCAATAAAGAGAACATCGTTCTATCTAAGAAGTTGCCTGATAATACAGCAATCATTGAAGCAGAGATTAAGGACTTGCGTACACAGTACTCATGGCTTGACAAGACTCTTAAACTTGATAGCGCATTACAGCAGACTACTGTATCTAAATTTGCTGGTGTAGAAAAACTACGCAACGATATTGCTAAACAGCGTGCTGTAAACAATCTCGAGCAGATGGCTACAGATACTATCGGGCGTGAGACAGCATTTGGTAATATTGTTCAAACAGTATACCAGAAGAATGCACTTTCTGCGAAGATTATTACAATCCATCGCAGATTAGATGATGCCCCTCACCAAACTGTAAACTTTAATGATAACCTACAGAGCGCTACTCGCGTTCGTACGACAATGCGTATGGCTATCAACAAGAAGGTATTTCCAGCGGCAGAAGCAAAGAACTTCTACGACTCTTTCATTATGGCAAAGAATGAAACAGAGAAATTGGGAGTTGTCGATAAACTTACCGAACGCGTATTCGAGCAAGTTGCGAATAAGTACAATGTTCCTGCAAGCATTAAAGACCTAGTTCTTACAGAGTATGTTACTCTTACAAAGAGAAATCGTGCTAAGGCTAAAGCCGCTAATGCAGAGAACAAGGCTTATATGATTGACGATGCTACTGGGGATGTCGTAAAAGACCCACAACTTATCTCTCAACTTGCTAACGGTGCATACTTACCAGACGTTGAACTTATCGATAAGGCATTTGCACGCTATGCAAAACGCAAAGGACAGGAAGTAAGCCTTCCAGTTAATGCTGCTATGATGGGCAAGGCTACACTAGATGAGTTTAACTCTCTTTGGCGTTACTTTACTCTTGCTCGTACTGGTTTCCCAATCAATATTATGCGTGACTCTACGTTGCGTACATGGGCTGATGG